ACATGAAAAGTTTAGCTTTTGAATATAATAAATTACAGAAGTCTAGACCAGTAATAGGAACAGGAGTTATCATTGATGGATTACCAATATTAATCCCAATGGTTTTAGATAAAAATGGCAGATGGAATAGAAAAATTACCTAGAGGAATTAGAAACAAAAATCCAGGCAATATAAAGCTTGGTACTGATTGGGATGGACTGGCAGATGAACAATCTGATCCAGTTTTTTGTGTATTTAAAGAAGCTGTATGGGGTATTAGAGCTCTAGTCAGAATACTTTTAGTATACAGATTTCACCATAAAAGATTTACAATTGAGGATATTATTGAAAGATGGGCTCCTCCAAGTGAAAATGATACAGATGCTTATATAGCATATGTATGTAGAGAAATGAACTTTAATCCTATGGATAAATTAGACAATAGTATTGAAGATTATTTACCATTAGTAAAATCCATAATTCAAATGGAAAATGGTATGCAACCTTTTGATGATGAGCTATTAGTAGAAGGTATGTACAAAGCATGGGAAGGTTTTCCAACAGGTACTAATAAAGTAGAATAATATGGAAGGTAATCTTAGTGAATTACTGGTTTACTTTTTGGTTATTGGTAGCCTTTATAGCTCTTGCCCTATTTGGTGGGCCTAATCCAATAATATTTAGATAAGGAGATATGTATGTGGTTAAATTTATTATCTATGGGTGTAAAGACAGCTAGTCATTTATACAAAAACAAACAAACAACAAAACAATTAATGTCAGATGCTCGTATGAGACACGCTGAGAAAATGAGTACAGGTGAGATTGAATATAAAGCGAAAGTTATTGAGAGTAATGATAAAGGTTGGAAGGACGAATTTGTCCTTATTCTTGTATCTCTCCCTATTCTTGTACTGGTCTATTCTATCTTCACTGACGATCCTGAGATTCGTACTAGACTAGATATGTTTTTTGAGTATTTTAAGCAGCTTCCTTATTGGTATCAAGCAATTTTTATAGGAATAGTTAGTGCTATTTATGGTCTTAAAGGTGCTGACATAATGCGTAAACCAAAGTGAATAAGGTAGTAGGATATTGTAAAGGATGTAATAAAGAAATAATACACACACAATCTTTTATGACTTTACCTAACAAAAAAATTTTATGTCCTAAATGTTATAAAACTTCAGGAGCTATGCTTCCTTTTTGGGATAAGTATAACAAACCAACTTTTAACAAATGAAACAATTATTAATATTTATAAATCATTACTCTAGTAAACTTCAAGTATGGAGTTGGCAAAAGTTATGGGGAAATAGAAAAACAGGATTAGGATATAAAAATGGATTTAAAAGATAAAATAGTAGGTTTAGCTTTAGCAGCTTTAATTGCATTAGTTGGTTGGAATTTAAAAGAAACTTGGACTATGAAAGAATCAGTATTTAAACTTCAACAAGGACAAGTAATATTATCTAAACAAATTAAACAAGTTAAAAATACTGTTAAATCATTTAAGAAAAAAAATAAAAAAAAGAAAAAAAAAAATGATCAATGAAAAAACAATCATATTATTGCTTTTCCTAACTTTAATTGGAATAGGTTTAGCTGGATGTAAAACTGTATGTCCTGATAAAACTTCAGTTACTGTTAGTACAACAGATACAGAATCAGTAAATAATGACAATGAAGATAAAGATAAATTTCAATTAAAAAAATCTATTTCTCAATCTTGGAAATGGGGAAAAAAAAAGTGTAATGAAAATTAATGAAAATACATCTGTAAGCATGCCTGTTAAAAACATGCTAATGATTATAGCTGGCGTTGTAGCTGGCGTTTTTGCATACACAGAAATTACTGCTAGACTTACATCATTAGAAACATCAAGAGAACTATTTCAAGCAGATTTACTTAAAAAAAGTGAACAACTGCCTACAGACCAAGAACAATACATGTTAATAGAAGATTTATATAAAACAACAGAGAAATTAGAAATAACTCAAGAACAAAATATGACGAACAAAGTTAATATAGAATTTTTAAAAGCACAATTAGAAAAAGCATTAAATGATGTTGAACAATTAAAAGATAAGGTAAGAGCAAATGGCAACGGGACGTATTAATAGAAAAATATTAGATCACATTGCACAAATAAACAAAGAAAATAAAGCTGCGAGTTTAGCAAAAAATTTAAAAAAAGAAGTGGAAATTGGCAAGAATGGTACACAAAAATATGTACTAAAACAAGGGCCCAACAAAGGTAAAATTTTATGACAGAATTAATTATAGCTTTACTTATGATTGTCAACGGAGAGATCAAAGAACACAGAATACAAGAATCTATGTCTCAATGTTTAAAAGGTAAACGTATTGCTAATAGAGTTTATAATCCTAACGTAGAATATCAATGTATAAAATCAAAAGCAGAAACAGAAATATACATGGGTGAAAAGTCAATTAAAAAACTTATATTAGATTAACTATAATCTCTTTCTATTATCATTTCTAAATAATGAATAGCTTTTTCTATATCTTTTTGTTTTCCTTTAGCAGCGTGTCTACATATATATTTAATAGCATTACCTTCTGCAAATAAAAGTTTATTTTCATTAATAAAATGAGCTGGTTGTATTTTCATATTTTTATAATGAGTTCCGTCTACTTGTTTATTAAGTGATTTGTATGTCATATCTTTAAATAAATCTTTATGCGTCATTGAATGTTAACCTAAACTTTCCTTTATGTTTATATTCTTTACGTGGTTTATTTAATACTCTGTATTGATCTTCTCTTAATACATATGAATTTAGTTTCATTGCAGCAGTAAATTTTTTACAAGCTATACCAGAATCTATATCTGCCCAAGAACATATAGTTTTAAAGTCTACTGAATTACCTATAAGCCATGCAATAGCATTACGTTTATCTGTAAGATAATATTTATTTAAACCATCATACATAGCATCATGTAATGCTTGATTTATAATAGATCTAAACAATATTAACTCAGGACTTTTCATCTATAACTTCATACGTCATTCGCTGATCAATTGTTTCAGCTTGTTCCCAGCTTAAAGTTTTAGAGTCTATTGAGTTAATTATTTTAATTGCTTCTTTTTCTGATTCTGCACTAATAACTATTTCAGTATAAGCAGGAAGTATAACCCATTTCTTAAACTTATAAATCATATATTATTTTTACGTCTACTCGCTTCCAATGTTCTAAAGAGATCTATAATTAAACCTTCTTTATCACGTTTGTTTTCTAATGTAGATGCTTTTACTTCGGCAGTAAATATTTCCTCTACTGCAGATTTATATGTATTACTTGCATAATAAGATTGTTCTTTTGCAGATATACTTTTATCTTCTGTGTTGCCTGTAATATGTAATGCTTTTTTACGTTTAAGTAATCTATCTAAGTATTTTACATTAGCATTTGATTCAGCATTACTCTCATCTGTTTCTGAAAGAAATGTTAGTGCATCTTCTAATCGTTTTTCAGTTATCATTTTTATCCTTAGTTGGTTTACAATACGTTAACATAACTTGGTATTCTTTGGTATCTATTTTATAAAATATTCCTACGCCTTGAGTATCTTTGTAATATAAATTTTCTTCTACATATTCTTCACAAGTTTTGTAATCTATAAACTTTTCTTTAAGAACATATTTCATTGTTAATTTTGCAGGATCTATTTCTGTTGGGATAATTAACATCATTAATAATTCAATCATAAATTCTTTAATTTAAAAAGGCACTACTACAATAACAACTGATTTGAAAAATGTAGCAATGCCTAGTTTTCTAACTCGAGGGAGATAAGAAATTGTTAAAATGGTACATCGTCTTTTAGTATTTCTTCAACACTATTAGCTTTTGCTTCCAATATTTTTCTGACGTAATTATCAATTTGTTGAAATTCTGAATCAGTTGGTATTTTACCACCTGACATATAAGATGCTATAAGATTACTCATAGTTAATCTATATTTTTCAGAAAATTGGTCCGACATATTTCTAACAGCTTGAACTCCAGTAGCACTTACCATATTAGATGTAGGTGCAGCAGATTGTTCACTTAGACATTCTATTCTAGATGCTGTTTGATATTGTTTACCTGTCTTACTTGTCCTAACTGGTTGAGCATCTATTTTTAGTCTTGCTCCTGTAGGCCATCTTTGAGATCCTAGAGCTTCACCATAAATTGTCATATCTGTTCCATTATCTTTTGTAACGTAGACAGTCACTTGACCATCATCTTTCTCAAATGCTTTTTTAAATGAGCATTCAAATGTTTCGTGTTCCATGTTTGTTCTCCTATTTATTTGTTTTATTATTTTTCCTATTTTTTGCATTAACTCTTATAGCCTAATTAAAGACTTCTTGCCAAATCATTTTTGCATATATTCTAGATGGTTCATTATCTGATTTTCCCCATCTAAAGTTATCCATAGTTAATGGAAACATTTTAACTATATCTTCCTTATTTTTAGCTATTTTAATAATATGTTCTATATGTTTCATAGCTTGTATAATGACTTCTAAATGTCCCTCTCTACCCTCCATATCTACACTGTGAACGTCCTTGTAAGAACAATACAGTAGAGCTGTCGGTTTATTGAAAAGGTCTTTGTAAAGGGCTTGTTGACGCAAATCAGCGTTTTTTGGGTACCACCTGCTATCTACAGCACCAGATTTTAGTCTTTTTATGTATGCAGTAGCCTTAGTATCTATGATTACATCGTCAAATTCAAAATCTGTTTTGCCGATAACATCATATTCTAAGCCATATTTATCACCTGGTATTTGTAATGATTTTTGATAAGAAATAACTTCTCCAAATTGTGGAAGTTCTTTAACAAATTGATTAGCAATTATACCAGACCAAAGACATTCATCATCAGTTTCATTACCTTTTAGTTCTATGTATTTGGATTTTGCATAATCTATGATAACTTCTTCATCAGTGATTTGATTTTGCAAAGCGTGTTCAGCAGTTTCCTCTGCTACACTACCCATTATCATTCGTGCATTGGGTTGTGAGTCAAAATCATATAAATTATTGATAATCCAATGTGGTGGACTATCTATAAAACTATTAGTTTTTGAAGCACTATGTCTATATTCAATCTTCATCTTTATCTCCTTATGGTTATTAATATTCAAAAGTATTGTAGTTTATCTTATAGTGTATCTCTTGATACATTAAAAGGTAAAAAAATTGTTAAAAATAGTAACGATTATAAAATATATAATTTAAGTATTTTAATTTCGTGGCTATTGCACCCTACACAAGTGTATGGGTGTAAGAGCACTATTGCTCGATTACATAATTGTAACAAAAACAGAGTTTTTAGATTAAACAAATTATACAATAAGAATAAAAATTTTAGATCTTTTGTTGATAAAGCTATAGAAAATTATAAAATATCTTATGCGTCTCATTGAAAAACCTGAGCTTATTTCTACTATTTTAGACAAACGTAAAGTATGGTTAAATATTAGAGAATCTCGTCTTATGTATATGTTTCATCGTAAGCTCATATCTATTGAAGAATATGAAGCTGGATCTCGTTATCGTCTTATGTGCGAACTTCAAGGTGGTGGTACAGGCAATGTTCTAAAGGAACGAATTGATGGTACTAACAAAGATTTTATAGCATCTGCTATTGGTGCTGCACTCGCAGTTAAAGAAGTTGATGACGAACTTGGTAAAAGAGTTTCTAAAATTATGAAGTTGTTTTGTCATTATAATTTTGGTATCATTGAGATAGCATATTATTTAAGTATGTCAGAACGCAGAGCATCTAACCAAGTACATGAAGGGCTATCAGATTTAGCAATATATTATGGCTACAAAAAAGTGCACAATACTATCAGAGGACAAGGTACAAAGAATCAAGGACAAAGAGTACCTAAAATGGGTAGCTTCTAATCCATGTATTTTATGTCAAAATACTCAGTCACAAGCTCACCATGTAACTTTTGCTATGCCTAGAGGTTTTTCACAAAAAGTTGGAGATCAATTTACTGTTCCTCTTTGTTATAAACATCATCATCAATTACATACTAATGGTATGAGTGAAAAAGATTTTTGGAGTAAATTAGATATAGATGCTGTTGATATATGCTCTAAATTCTATAATCATTATCACGATATGTGGAAAAATAAGAACTTTTTTTACGATGATTCTATGTTATGGCGTATTGTTTATGATAAACTTGTACCTAAGATACAAAATAACATTGATTTTCTACTGCAACCCAAATAGTTAATAAATATATCCTCGCCAGAGGTACGTAAATATGACAAAAATATTAAAGTTTCTTAAAACTAAAGTTCAATATTCTGAACATTTTTTAGATGGCGTTAAGCCAGAAGCTATTGGTAACTTTATTAAAAAAGCCAATCCTGGTATGTCTGTTAAAGCTGCAGACGCAATGGCTCTTGCAATTATTTACAGCACATATCTTAAATTAGTTTTTGATGAAGAAGGAAAAGATGTTCCTGAAAACATTTTAGATGCTTTAGATCAAAATGATCCTTCAACTTTTATATGGGCTAATAATGACAAAGAAACGCTTCACTAAAAAGAAAGTTACTTTTTCTAAGGATTCTCATACATTACCTTATGACAAATACAGAGTTGAGTGGGTTGACTGTGTAAGTGATTCAGGTTGGGCTGAGCACAAAGAATTTACTAATATGAAACTAGCACATCCAGTAAACGAAGGATGGCTATTCTCTAAAAACAAACATTCTATTAAATTGTTTGCAGCATATATTGAAGAAGATGGATCTTATACTTATGGAGATCGTACTAATATTCCTACATCTTGGATTGTAAAGATGACTAAAATCTAACCTACTCCTCCTTG